ATAGATCTTTCACTGGAGTTACATTAACAGCTAGAGGTGCATTGATGTATAATACTTCATCAGCTACACCAAATTCAGCTGTTGCAGTGTTAGATTTTGGAGCAGATAAAACAGCTACTTCTGGAACTTTTACAATTCAATTCCCAGCAGCAACATCAACAGCAGCGATTCTAAGGATCTCTGGTTAATTAGGAGGTAATCTCCTATGGCCACAACTTGGGGTGCATATGCGTGGGGCGACAATTCGTGGAACACAGATGAAAACAACATTAGTGTTAACGGGATAAGTGCGTCTTTTGATTTAGGAAATGTAATTGCATATCCATCTGTAGGTTGGGGCGGACAAGTTTGGGGTAATGGTGAATGGGGAGAATTAGATTCTCCTGAAGTTATTCCAACAGGAATTTCTTTATCAGCAAATTTAGGAACACCTTCTATTACAGCAGAAGTTAATGTTGGTTGGTCAGCAAAAACTTGGGGTTATCCTGCAGGTGGAGGTTGGGGTAATTTATTTGATGTTGTACAACCAATTTCAGGTTTTGGTCTAACAGCAAATCAAGGTGATGAAACTGTTACTGGAGAAATAAATGCAGGTTGGGGAAGATCAACTTGGGGAGCAAACGGTTGGGGTATTCAAGGTACTTTATTATTGTCTGGCATTCAAATGTCAGCAAACATTGGATCGGTTTCAATTGATAATCAAATTAATATTGGTTGGGGTTCAGACACTTGGGGTTATGAAACTTGGGGTGCTTCTGGATTATTAGTTCCTTTAACAGGAATAGAATTATCTTCAAACATAGGATCAGTATCTTTTGACATTTCTGGAAAAGCAGAACCTACAGGTCAAGAATTAACAATTACACAAGGTGATGCAGAAGGTTATATTGATTTTAGAGAAATAGTATCTGGTATTCCAATGACTATGACACTTCAATATTCTGAAGTTGTTATTAACGCAGTTGGTTTTGGATTAACAATGCAAGAAGGTGATGAAACTTCAGATGCAAATACTATTGCTACAGTTTCTTCTTTATCTCCTGTAACTTGGGGTAATTCAGCTTGGGGTTACGGAGTTTATGGAAATCAACCTGTAACTACTTTAGCAATGTCAATGCAGGAAGGAAATGTAGATCCTGCACCAGATGCAATGGTAACTGGAAATGCTGCAGCAATGTTTGTTGGAGATGAAACGGTTACTGGAGATGCAAATACAGGAACAATTACTCCTATTAAATGGGGTGAACAAACTTGGGGTCAATCTACTTGGGGTAATGGTACATATTTAAGTGGTGCTAGTTATTCTCAAGCAGCTACAATTAGCCTAGGAACTGCTGTAGGAGACGCAAATACAATAGCTTCTATTACGGGTCAATTAATGACTATGCAGGAAGGTGATGAAGGAACTACTGCAAATGCTAGAGTTAATGTCACTGGAATAAACTTGACATTCTCAGTTGGAACTGTATATAATTTGATTTGGAATGAAGTAAATACGGGCACTACTTCTGTATGGACCGAAGTTGACACCGCCGCTTAAATAAGCAAAAAATAATATTTGACAGTATTGTCAAAATTTAATAAAAACAAAACAAGAGGATAAAAATTTATGGCAAATTCAACTTCTGCTGATTTGAAATTAACAGTACAAGCGACTGGTGAAAACTCAGGAACTTGGGGTCAAATTACAAACACAAACTTATTAATTTTAGAACAAGCAATCGGTGGTTACTCTTCTGTTGCATTAAATGCAACTACAGGTGCTACTTTAACTTTTTCAAACGGTGCTTTATCAAATGGTAAAGATGCTGTTATCAAATTAACTGGAACAATCACAGGAAACGTAAACGTAGTTATTCCTGATTCAGTTGAAAAAACTTACATCATTGAAAACGCAACATCAGGTGCTTTTACAGTAACTGTTAAAACTTCATCAGGTAATGGTGTTACTTGGGGAACTACTGACAAAGGTAAGAAAATGGTTTACTCTGATGGAACAGATGTTGTTGACACAGCTTTCACAGAAGTATCATCTGACTACTCACCAACATTATCTGGTATCTTAGATACAAATGGTAATGACATCATTATTGATGACACTGGAGCATTAGAAGATGATTCAAATAATGAATACATCAAATTTTCTAAAACAGCTACAGCTGTAAATGAAATAACAGTAACTAACGCAGCAGCGTCAGGAACTCCAAATATTTCTGCTACAGGTGATGATACAAATATTGATTTAAATTTAACTGCAAAAGGATTAGGCAGAGTTACATTTAATGGCACAGGTAAAATTCAAAGCCTTGCTGAAAAAGTAACTGTATCTGGTTCATTTGATTCTGATGTTGACTTTGACACACAAACACAAGGTGTTATTTTAAGCACAGCAGCAGCAGACGCAAACTTTACTGTTAATTTAAGAGGAAGCGCTTCTGCTTCTTTAGATTCAACTATGGATGTAGGTGAGTCTGTAACAGTAGCATATATTTCTAAGCAAAACGCAACAGCGTACTATAACGCAACAGTAAAAGTAGATGGATCAGTTGTAACTCCAGTTTGGCAAGGCGGAAGCGCACCAACTTCTGGAAACGTTACATCAAATGATGTTTACACATACACTGCAATTAAAACTGCAGGATCAACTTTCACAGTGTTAGCTGCGCAAACGCAGTTTGCATAATAGGAGGATATTAGAAAGATGCCAATTATAGGTTCATTCGGAGCAGGATCCAAAGGTGGATTTGGTCGTGGAAGTAAATCTGTAGCACCATTTAATGCCAATATTTTAGTTATCGCTGGCGGCGGAGGAGCTGGAGGCGGACAAGCTGGAGGCGGTGGAGCAGGCGGATATCGTTTCAACACTTCTTATCCAATTCAAGGTGGTGGAACTACTTACAAAGTTACTATTGGCGGTGGTGGAGCAGGATGCTGTGTATCACCTATTAATGCTTCAACAGAAGGAAATCCAAGTTCATTTAATACTTGTGGCGTAGGATGTGCTGCAGCTTTTACTTCAACAGGAGGTGGAGCTGGAAGAGGCCCAGGTGCCACAGGAACTCCAGGAGGTTCTGGAGGAGGATCAGGAGAAAATAATGGTCAAGGTGGTGGTGCTGGTTCAGGAAATGCTGGCAGTTATTCTCCACCTGAAGGAAATCCAGGTGCTGGAGGCCCTAACGTCTCAGGAGGAGGCGGCGGTGGAGCTGGAGCTTCTGGAATTGCGCCAAGTCCTATTGGTATTGGAGGAAATGGTGGTGCGGGTTCAGATTCTTGGCCTGGAGATGCTACTTCAAGAGCTGGCGGCGGTGGCGGCGGAGCACAAGGTGCTCCAGGCGGCCTTGGCTTTAACGGCGGTGGTAATGGTGCTGTATATAATACACCAGGTGTTCACGGACAACCAGGGGTAGCTAATACAGGTGGCGGTGGCGGTGCTGGGGGAAGACCTGCAGGCCCTCCTCCTTTTCAATACGGAGGAAATGGTGGTTCAGGAGTTGTGATTATTCAATATCCTAATGCCGTTGTTAATAATGATATTATAACAGGAGGATGTAGAACAACAGTAGGTTGCAATGTACAACATAGATTCAATGCAACTGGATGTTTTGTGGTTCCTTAATCATATGGCTCATTTTGCTGAAATAAAACAAAAAACAGACCCTAGTGGGTTTACTTCTAAAACTCTTTGGATAGTTGAAAGAGTAGTAGTTGTTGATAATTCTGTAGTTCCATCTGACAAACACCCAGCTGGAGAAGAATGGTGTAAAAAATTTTTTAATGGTGGTGAATGGAAACAATGTTCATACAGTCATAGTTTTAGAGGAAAATTTCCTGGAAAAAGTGATGTTTATGATGAAGCAAAAGATGTTTTTTATAAATTACAGCCTTATGCTTCGTGGACATTAAATGAGTATAATCAATGGGTAGCACCTATTGCTAGACCAGAACTTCATCAATATTCATATACAGATTTAGAAGGAGTTTTGAAAACAGACGCATTAGGATTAAATTGGGATGAAGCAAATCAATTATGGTACTGTGTTCATAATTTTAATCCAGCAGAGCCAATAATAACTTTTCATTGGGATCCAAACACATCACAATGGATTCAACAATAGTTGAACGATTTTCTAAAAATCTTACTCAAATAAAATACCCTAAAAAAGAAGATCATTGGCATATAGAAGGAATTTTAATTAATTCTAATCAATCTTTTAAATTTGATGTTAGGAATATGTTTGCTTTAGAAAACAATCAATTTGGTAAATATGTAAATACAGCTAATAAAGCTGATAAAATTGTTTTTGAAACTAATAAAAATTGGCACATAATAGATATTATAGAATTTAATAAATATGTTAAAAAACATAAATTATCTAAGGTACATTTAGAAGACTTGCTTATTAATTTAGATTGGTGTATTAATTTAAAAAAATAAAGATAAAATGTTATATAGAAATTATTATTATTATTTTAAAGAAGTTATTCCTAAACATATCTGTAATGACATAGTTAAGTATGCTTTAACAAAAGATTCTAAAGTAGGTATTATAGGAGATGTTGAAAAAGCAAATTTAAAATCTAAAAAATATGTTTTAAATCTACAAAAAATTAGAAATTCAAACATTGTTTGGTTAAAAGAACCTTGGTTATATAATCAAATTATGCCTTTTGTTCACGAAGCCAATAGACACGCAGGTTGGAATTTTGATATTGATTTTTCAGAGGATTGTCAGTTTACTATATATAATAAAGATCAATTTTATGATTGGCACGTTGACTCTTATGTTCAAAAAGATGTTTATGCAACACAAGAAAAAGTTAGAAAATTATCTGTAACTCTTTCTCTTTCTCCTTCCTCAAATTATAAAGGAGGTGAACTAGAGTTTGCATTTCCTAATGAAAATGCAAATGAAAAACCAAAAACAATTCTTTGTAAAGAAATTAGAGAACAAGGTTCTTTAGTTGTTTTTCCTTCATTTGTTAGACACAGAGTTAAGCCAATAAAAAAGGGAAAAAGATATTCTTTAGTTGTTTGGAATAAAGGATATCCATTTAGATAAGATTTATGGAAAAAATAAAAAAAGAAGAACAGAAAAAAGATTTATTAGATACTCACATTTATTTTGCATCTCCTATTTATTGGATGGATAAACCTGAATGGGTTAAACCATTAATAAAAGCAACTGACCCTTATATTAAAATAGCTAAAAAAAATAATGAAAATTTTATAAAAGAAAGAAACAAGGCTTGGGGAGGAGATAAAAAAGATCACGGATTAGCCCATCATTCAACAAGTTTAATTGATATGCCTGGATTTAATGTGCTTCAAGACTGGGTTACGGCAACAACTTGGAATTTGCTAGATGAACAAGGATTTGATTTAAAGAACTATAAAATTTTTATGGAAGAACTTTGGGTTCAAGAATTTGCTAAAGCAGGCGGTGGTCATCATACTTTACATACTCATTATAATGGACACATATCTGGTTTTTATTTTTTAAAATGTAGCGATAAAACTTCATTGCCTATTTTTGATGATCCAAGACCAGGAGCTTTAATGAATGGATTGCCTCAGAAAGATAAATCTAAAATAACTTTAGCTAGTAATCAAGTATATTATACAGCACGACCAGGAACTATAATATTATTTAACTCTTACTTGCCTCATCAATTTAGAGTAGATGATGGATATGAACCTTTTAGATTCATTCATTTTAATTGTAGAGCAATTCCAATAAATGATGTTTTATCAAAATATGGAGAAAAAAGAACAGATAATAAAAAATAATATAATGTCATTTAAAAAAAATAAATTTAAGGTCATTGATAGAGCTATATCACCTGATTTAGCTGATTTTTGTTACACTTATTTTTTAAATAAAAGAAGGGTTGCTCAATATTTATTTGAAAATAAATTAATAAATCCTTATGAAACTATGTTTGGAGTTTGGAATGATGATCAAGTTCCTAATACATATTCTCATTATGCAGATATTGTTATGGAAACTTTACTAGATGCTTTAGTTCCAAGAATGCAAAAAGAAACAAGTTTAAAATTAGTTCCTACGTATTCATATGCAAGAATTTATAAAAATGGGGATATTTTAAAAAGACATAAAGATAGGTTTAGTTGTGAAATATCTACTACATTAAATTTAGGAGGAGATCCTTGGCCAATTTTTCTTGAACCTTCTGGAAAAACAGATACGGCAGGAATCAAAGTTGATCTAAAACCTGGTGATATGTTAATTTATAAAGGTTGTGATTTAGAACATTGGAGAGAACCATTTACTGGACAAAATTGTGGTCAAGTTTTTTTGCATTATAATAGAAAAACTAAAGAAGCTGAGTTAAATAAATATGATCGTAGGGAAATATTAGGTTTACCAGGTTTTGCTAGAAAAAATATAAAATAAAATATGAAAAAAAATATTTTCTTGTTTGGTGGCCATCCAATATTTTTTGTTCAGAACAATGAACTGCCTAAAGAAAAAGAATTAATTTTTTTAAGAAAAACAAAATTTATTAAATCAGATTCAAAAACAAACCCTAAACTTTCAAAAGAAAGTCATATATTAAAACACAAACAACTTAAGAACATTAAAAAAATACTTTTAAATAACTTTAATGATTATTTAAATAATGTTTTAGAAATAAACAATAAATTTTATATTTGTAATAGTTGGTCTACTTTACAAAAAAAAGGAAATTTTCACAAAAGTCACTATCATCCAAATCATATCTTTAGTGCTGTTTATTATGCAAAAGCTGAAAAATCCAATTTAATATTTTATTTAGACAAATCAAAAATACAGGAAGCTTTTTTCTTTCAATATAGTGTAAAAAAATATAACTATTTTAATTCTCATTCTTGGACTTTAGACGTTAAGTCAGGTGATGTTGTAATATTTCCAGGTCAATTAAAACATAAAACATCAATTTGTGAAACGGATGAAAGAATAATTGTTGGAGCTAGTTTTTTTATTAAGGAAAAAATAGGTTCTGAATTGGATTATAATGATATTTATCTAAACCAATGTTAAATAAAATTGACAATAATTTTTATTATAGAGAATATGATTTATGTTCAAAGTATCAAATTGAAAATATAAAACAAGACATTGATTTTGAAATAGCAAGTGGAAGAGTTGCCGAGCCTGATGAAAAACAAAAAAAATTAAATATTAGAATACCTAAATATCAAACTTATACAGACCTTTATTTACTAAACAAACATAAAAAACATTGGTCTTTTATTTATAATAAAATAAAAAAATCAGCAGAAAAATTTACCAAAGCTTCTTTAAATTTACGAAACTGTTGGGCAAACATATCCACTCCATTAAATGATTATGATAATCATACACATACTACATTTATTACTTGTGTCTATTATTTAAAAAGTACTTACCCTCATTATGGAACTTTTTTAACTAAGGAAAAAATAATATTTCCAG